CCGGACTGAACGGACCTTCCAGGAGTTCGGGGGCGATCCGAGAGATCGTCTTCTTCGTCCGAGGAAGCGCCTTCTCGGAGAACGAGATGTGATGGTAGAGCGTCCGACCTGCGTACTCGCCATCCTCGATCTCCAGTTCGCAGGTCCACATCGGCTTGCCCGAACGTTGGCTCATACCGAACTCGAGAGCTGCGATGGTCACGGGATAGATGCCACGAGGGATCACCTCAAAGCCGGCATCAGCGTCGACGCCAGAGAGGTCAACAACCACGGCTTCGCCTTCTTCTCCTGAGAAGTCGACTGCGTCACCTTCTTGTACTGTCACTTCTTGTCTCCCTTTGTCTTGGGCGAGAGTGCTGAAATCAATCCAACAGTCTCTAGGATAGTCCCCATCGTTGGGTTGTCAAAGTACGACCCTTTGAACGACGAGAACCTACACTTGGCGTTGAACCTCTGACCTTTTACGGGTTGGACGTACAAACGCCGTGGAAGCGGATCGTTCTCGTTCTCCGCTTGCCCGATTACCAGGTAGCCGACAACATCCATGAACCCTTGGACTTGTCGGCTGAGCTGGCCTGTTAGTGCGGGACCATAGAGCATCTTCTTCTGGTCATCCTGTGCGTACTTGGATGCACAAGTAATGAGCACATGCATTGGCAGGTCCCTAAATCCACGAATCAATCGTTGGACCATAGCATTTTGTTTCTTGTATTCAGCCCACTCGGCTGACGCAACCTCCTCATCGAGCCTCGTCACAGCCGAGATGCCAAGTAGTTGGTACATACACATGGACTCGATCTCGGAGAGGGAGTCCAAGATCACCGTTCGATACTTTCGGGGCTTCTCAACGTCTTTAGGGTCGATACCCCGGAATCTTGCCTCGAGGGCTATAAGCTTGTCCAGGTCATCTGTCATACCAGACTCGCGGAGGCGACAATGGGACTTTAGGAACTCTTGGACTGCGGCGACCTGTTTGTAGTTTTGGACTAAGACCGTGTCGATCTTGTCGAAGGCGAACTCGCTAGTATCGTCCATAAGCGTCATATCGCCAGCTTCTGCGTCGATCATAAGCACGTCGCGCATATCTTGAACGCCGATAGAGGTAGACAAGAAACGGGTCTTACCTGTGCCGTACTCGCCATAGATCAAACCCTTCATATAGCGAGCTTTGGTATGGGCGGTCTCGATCCTGAAGCTGGGTGCCCGTTGTGGTTGTACAACAGCCTTCTTAGCTGCCGGCGTAGTGACACTCACTGCCTTTGGCTTTGTGGTAATCACTGGTTTTGTAGCTGTGGCCGCCATGGATTGTAGTCCTCCGCTCTTTTCCTGGTTAACTCGTTCAAGTCTGCTTCCCAATCACTCCCATCGTCTAGGGATACACATGGTGACAAGAATGAACACCAACTACAGTCACGCGATGGGTTTGGATACAAAGATAAGTCAGGATTAAGTATATCAGCACATTCCGCTAGGATCTTCTCGCCCTCGGCTGCGATTTGGTGACTATTCCTAGAGATTAGGTCACGCCTAATATATGCGTCCCTGTGCTCTGATTCCGCCTCGGCAAGTTCGTTCAAAAATTTTACGTTCGCCCCCGGGGCCTTCTCCACTACCGTGTACAACTCTTCTAAGGCCTTCTTGTAGAGCCTATGTGAGGTAATGAGGTTACTAGCAGTTGATATCCTACCATTACGTAAGACTCGAGGTCCTTGGGGGATTACCTTCTTATGCTGTTGGTAAATAACACCCTCGATAGGCCGGTCAAATACTACTTCGCCAGCCCAGCAATACGATGATGTTTGTTGGTCGACCATAAAGTGATGTTCTTGGAATGCCTTGGCGGTTTTGTACTCATCAATCCAAAGACCACCATACTCGTCAATACATACCCGATCGAATGTGCCCTCGTAGTATACCTTGTCATACCCCCAAGCTGAGGCATCGAATGGGACCTCAATCTGGAAGGTGATCTCTACTTGAGGCTTGCCGTCGACAACGCACGTAGGGTATGAATATCTAGTTGCAAGCCACTCGTTCTCGTAGTAGTCAAGCATAGCACATGCTAGCTCAATACCCTCTTCCCAGTCGTCGGGAAGTTCGAGTCCTTCGGTCTTCTTGTAGGCTGAGACGAATTCGTGGAATGCTAGGGAGGCGGTCTCTGAATGTCGGTAGCCATGGAAATCTTCTAAGGCGTAATGGAAGCCCGTACCTATCCATAACGGTAATATCGCTTCAGTCCCTTCACGCCCTTCTCGCAGCATCGAAGACCATCCCCAACGACGTCGACATCGTCGGAATGTGACGCGGTCGGATGTTCGTATGATTGCTACCCGCATGGCCATGGGAACCCCCAACATTGACGCTACCAATTCCTTAACGCAACATTATCAATTATTATAAAAGGGCTCTATTTAGACAATCAAGATGGAATTATTGAGTCCGACCAATATTTATTTAAGGTCCGTCACCACCATAAAAGGTCTGTGTAACCCTGAGCTTCGAGGAACGGCTGGAGGATTGGTCTTGCACTAACTAGTGCATTCCACTCATTTGGTATAAGTTGTTTGATTTCTTCTCCTAGACTATGGCGATATAATATGCGATAAGGATTATGTCTTTGTGAGTTGATGTAAGGCCATCTATCTGCCCATGTCAAATAGCGATTCTTGTCTAAATAGCCTAGTGGGGCAAAGATCTCCGTGAACTGTTGTACCCTCTCCTCGAATGATACCCTTTCTATAAGGTCGATAGGGAAGTAAATTGGCGCGTACCGAGTTAAACCCGAATCGATTAGTTTTGCCTGCCTAACAAATTGGTCTACTAAGTAGGTATAATCTCCCTTTGGGTCTCGGTTGAAAGCTGATAAGATCGATAGAAGTGGATCCCGTAATGAGACAACAGTCGGCCAGTTAGATATATACTCCATAATGAAAACGAGTAGGTCCCCATCGAAATGTGTATGGACCAGATTTAGTCCGGGTGTTTGCTCTCCATGCCATCTTACAAGCCACCTTAAACTATAGAAGTTCTTAATGGCCGGATCATCCCTAAGGAATTCAATCAAGAAGGTTGTTCCTGTGTGAGGTACTGTCGGGCAGAAGAGTACCGGAGTATGGGTCATCTTGGTATACCTTTTATGTACATGTCACACTTGAAGTCAAGTCGTGTGCTTACTTGAGCTCTGTATGTTTCGGCATCCTCTGCATAGGCGCGTGTGAATCTCACTTTTGGGCCTCCTTTATGTCCAGCCATCATTTGACAATTGCCCCAGTCTTTTCCTCGGTGGTGTCCTCGTGACCCCCCAAAATATACAGGTCTTACAGGTCATAAGGCTACCTTTTGAGTGAATGAGCATCTGCGAAGCGGCGGTCCCAAAGCTGCCGAAAGTCTGTATCAGGGCTTAGTGTTGTGTTGTCAATATCGTCCACAATGAGTTGCATTCGTGCTCGTGCAGCTCCATTAGATACAGCCTTAAATTGATAACCGTGGTTTGCAGGATGTAGATAATGAGGTTGTTGCTCGACTGGGGACTTGTCATGGCTTAGTGGGTATTTGGGATCAACAGCATAGAGTAGGAACTCGTGTGTTGCACCTTCTAGGTATATCTTTGGGGGATGTCCAACATCATATGTTAGGTCGTATAGGGCCAGAATGTACTGAGACCAAGCTGGGTGTGCCCAAGGGGCAGTTATCAACCAAGTGCAGTTCCAACTGGTTGTATCCGTAGGTTCGCTCTCTTCGAAGGTTGATTTGGTCATTGGTCTTTCCCTTGTAGGAGCTTTTGGAGGGCTCGTGGGTCTGTCATGAACTTGCGGACGTTACGAGATTTGTCGGATAAGAGCTCCATAACCCGATCTTCGACGGACCCTTTATATTGGAGGTAGTGAATATTAACAGTCTCGACCGTTTCAGGTCTGTGCATTCTATCTTCTGCTTGCGCACATTCTGTTGGATCCCACTCAGCACCAAGGAAGTATGCGAGGGATGCTGACGCTAGACTGAATGCCTCAGCACATTTGATCACACAAACCATCACACCCCGTTTCTCGTTGTACTCATCGACTTGTTCAGCAATCTGTTTGACAGACATTCCACCTTGCATGTAGGTCATGTGTGCCCCAACATCTTCTAGGGCTACCCCAATAAATGGTAGTGCTTTCTTGAATGGCGTAAAGATGGTGAAGTGGCGATCGTCCTTGTCCATATCGGAAGTGACCCCCTGTAAGTACTCAATGCCAGCACCATATGGTGCATCTGGGTTGAGCATCTTTGGACAAACAAGCATTTGTCGGAGGCGCATCATCGTAACTAAGGTATTTGGTGCAATGACTAGTTTACCTTCTAGGTCAGCGACCATACTATCGAGCATCTTGTCATGAAAGGCATATTGAAACTGGTCCATTATAATAGGAGCCAAATCAACCAGCTTTAGAGGCATATCTGGGAATACCTCACGCTTAAGGCGCCTAATCATATACTTGGATAGGAGCGACTTCAGACCTTCAATGTTCTTAGTGCCGTAGACGTCCTTCCCAAAGGGGCCATCATCAACATAGCAAAAGTTATTAACAAAACGCCAATAGCTAGTAAATTGCTTCCGATCGCACAGATATAGCATCGGCCAGAGATCGCCAGCTCCTTTAGATGCTGGCGTACCAGTCATCATAATGAGAAAGTCTGAGCCTAGTTTACGTAAGGCTTTGAAGGTCTTGGTCCTACGATTGCGGAGCCATTTATGTGGCTCGTCGATGACAATGGCATCCCACTCCTTTGGAATATTCACGAAGTCCCGGAGGAGAATTTGGTGTGTTGTTACAACACATAGTACACGCTCCCAAATAACTCGCCTCATTTCAGGAGGTCTCTTTTCGGTAGTTATGAAATCGTCAGCCCGTTCTGGCCACCATTTGGAGAGTTCCCGTTGCCAGACGAACATCGCGTTCTTGGAGCATATAATTAGGATGCGGTTACAACCCTCGGCCTTCAAGACCTCGATCGCTTGGCGCGTCTTACCAACACCCATCTCGTCAGCAATGATAACACGTCTATGCCGACGAACAAATTTAATACCATCCTCTTGGAAAGACCAGAGCTCTTGCATCATTATATCCTTAGAAGGTGATGTTTAAGTACGCGGCCGTTGATATTCATAGTTACCTCGACTATTCGGCCTTTTGACGACCAACGACCAGTTGTAACCCCCGAAATGTTAAAGGCATAATTTCCGGGTGGGAGGGGAACCAATCCTTCCTTAGGGAATCCTATTGGTAGGGGTCCGCCAGCTGCAACTGCAGCTGCCGCTAGCGTTTGGAAGAATCTACGTCGTGTCATAAGGTTGTCCATTATTGAGGCTCTTCGTCGGTTGGTTGGCCTCTGACGAACCTCGATTGCTCGACCTCTACAGGGTTCATCTCAAGTGGTACAAGTGTTAAACCCTGTAGGCCTATATTGATTTGGAGTGCTTCTATAGGTGACCGTAGAACGATATTGGCCTCAACGACTTCTACTCGCCTCCAGTTGGAGTTGTCGAATTGAGACTCGATGACACCGAATAGGCTTGACAAGTTGATCATGTTGGACTCCTTTGGTTATAGGTCGATTGGGTCGCGGAACCCCTTGAAAATTGGAAATCTCGGGGCATCAATAGCACCAATGGGTAAATGCTTGTAGGTGATGATCTTGCCGATCAGTTTGTCACGATCCTGCCACCACTTGGCTGCATCCGCATGGGAGAAGCCGTGAACTTGGAACTCTTGGCCCGTCTCGAGATCTTTTACCATGAACGCCCCTACTTGTTCTAGGGGCTCCTTGTGTTCTTTGGAGGTACTCCGTTTGGTAAGCCCTAGTGCATCAGTCTTTGCCTCGTTAGCGTTGTGCATCTTCTGCTTGATGCCAATGACGATGGCCTCCGAGTCCGCATAACGCTTAACCTTCATGAGGTACCCCTCACGGTTGGTCGCTCGATTGAACTTATACGGGGCATCAGGCCGACGTACAATGACACCTTCGTACCCCGAGTCAAGGACTTGACGCTCGAATTCCTCTAATTCAGCCAAAGTTTTAATGATATCCTGCTCAAGGATATAACAGTCAGGACGTACCAATCCTATCAACTTGATTATAAACCCAAACCTATCGATATACGCCTCATCCATGTTCCAGATGTCGAATACGTGATATTTAAAGTTTGGCTCACCTCCCCTTGACATCACACCCGAAGTGGTTTTGTTAAAGACGTCTGGAGCTGCAGGGTTGCCCACAATGAGCTCACCGTCGAGTCCTACTGGGAGCACTCTTAGACGCTCTTGGATGTACTCATTCCGGATGGGCTTTAGTGTCCGAGATAGTAGACCCTTCTCGGTCGTTATCGCCCGTATTCCGTCGAGTTTGATCGACGCCATAAGGATATCCTCGGATAGATGCCTTTCGAGGTCTTCAGTAGTCGGTGTCGACGCTAACATCGGTCTCATAGCTGGCCTCCAGTAATAACCCATCCAACTAGTAGGGCTACTCCGGTTACGATAGCCCAAACTAATAGCCCCCCAAAGAAGTTGGTCGCATTTGAGTATTTGCCCTCTGAGTCGCTCATGAAGTGACCAAGAGATATGAGGCCGTACGTAACAGCCAACGTGATCCATTGGGCTTCACTAAGTAGCGAGTTCATCGCCGTTTCCCTTGCTCGGTTACAAACCCAACCGCGTGGCTTAAGGCATCTGCAAGCTTCTCACCGCCAACAGTCATAGTATTAATGTACCGCTGCCACGTATCAAGTTGTTGTGATACTAGAGCCTTCTCCCTTTTGCATGCTCCAAGCTCGTTCTGGAGATTATTGTTAGACCAACGGAGATGTGCTATCTCGGCTTCGAGTCCTGCTATCGTTTTTCTTGGCATGTTAAACCTCCAAAGTGTTGAGTTCGTTGCCTTCAGCGTCGACGACTTCAACCTCGTCGTGTATAACAAACATAACTACGTGTTCGTGCGGCATCATCTTTTGAGCCTGCTCAATACTCTCGATATTCATGAATGCTTGTAGGTACTCTCCGTCTTGGCCGTTATAGATGATAAACGTAAACATGTCATTTCCTCTTGTTGGCTGCTTGTTCCTTTGGGGTTGCCCATCGGACGTTCTCAGGCGTGTACCTACCGTTTACATCCTTTCGGTCGATCGTATGTGTCGGAGTAGGTCTTGGACCCATATCTTCAAGGAAATTCTCAAACGATTCAAGCCAACGTACGCATACACGAATCCCACGACCGCCATAATCTTTATAGCTAACATGCTTTTCATCGTAGCACCTCGTCTGCATCATTTGCCAGATCCCGTACTCTGGGGCGAATCGCTTGTAAAGAGAATTGCCACGCTCGCAGCCGCAATCACGCCTAGGACTATGCTTTCGCATAACGTAGTATCGAGGTATAGTAAAACGGTTGCCACAGTCACACTGACAGAGAATCTGGGCCCTAACATTCTTTGCTCCTGACTTCTTGTCGGGGAGGCGTCTCATAACAAGGATCTTGCCAAACTTCTGTCCGACAATAACGTCCTTGTAGAGACGCCTCCGTGGCTTCTTCTTTGGCTTAATTGCCACTGCTGAGCCTTCCCGCCTCAAGGATTGGAATACCGGCTTCTGTTGGGACGTAGATCGTCTCACGGCCTTGGCCGCCAGTCTCTTCGAGCATGAGGATGTACCTATAGCGGAGGTACTTCTGATCAAGCTTGCCCTGGATCTGCTCGATTGCCTCAGCAACACCTCTTGCACGCTCAACTTCAGCTTGCCTCTCGAACGTAGCAGACTCAAGCTTGGCTTGGGCTTCCCGTACTCGAATCTGCCTGTCTTGCTCGGCCCTCGCAAGTGCAGCCTCACCAACGAGCCCTTGCTCCCAGACGTTGTATGTAGGACATCCCCACATCCCTAGGGCCATTACACCCATTACGGCGAACGCTAGTACGAGGCTTGCTCTCGTGATGAACTGCCTATCCTCCTTGCGTTTGCGGTCTCCATGCTCGTCGTAGCTCTCTTGTTTGGTCATGTCGCCATCCTCGCGTCGGTCGAGCTATGCTTCTCGAGGTACGCAATCTCACGCTCGATGTACCAGACCGCCTTTTTGAGGTCGTCGATGACCTTCTCGTCAGGCTTCCGTCCGGCTCTGAACATGTACTGAATCGCTTGACCCCGATACATATTCTTGACGATGTCGAAGTTCTCGAGTGCATCGATCACTTCCGAGCCATCATGCCCAACGTAATGAGGCGGGTTGACCTTCAGATCACGTATAATCTTCTTGGCCCGTGGGCTCACCGTCTTCGGGCGCCCCT